ACTTGATACTTATAGAAGATTTCAAGCAGAGATGCGTCCTTATTCAGACCAGATGCATTTCCGGGTTGGCCATAGGCAATACCGGCAGCATTGCCCTTACGGAACACATCACTCCACTGAAGACCGGCAAACCAAGTCTGAGTATTGGTGGCACCACTAGGAGTTACCGGACCGTTAACATTGTTCCAACCATAAGAACCAGAAACCGAAGGAGTAATACCGGACTTTTTAGGTTGCCAATAAGCATTTACGGCATAACCATTAGAAGTCTGATTGGTTGCAAGAACTCCAGGATTACCGAGAACGCCGTTATAGGTACGAACACGAGTGCCGGCAGTACCATAACGATAACCAAAGGCAACGCCATATTGAGGGGCACGATAACCAATCTGACTCAGGACATTCAGAGCACCCTGCTCATTAAAGACGCCAGTAGCAGAACTGTCACCGTTCTGGGCAACATAGTTCAGGCCGGCAACAAAACCACCTTTTTTACCGGGTTGAACATACTGAGCACCAAAACCAGAACCGGTTGCCTTGTTATAAACACCCGGAGCACCTGCAACGGAAAAGAAATCAAGAATGTCCGACTTATAGGCAGAAGGAATCCAGGCCATTTCGGTATTACGAACCAGAGGACCGGCCGTAACAGTCAGACCCTTGGCGAGTGCCGGAGTCTGATAGTAAAGACGATCAAGCCAGACGTTCGTAGAAGTACCACTACCCTGAGAAACTTCTGCCTTGTCCAGTTTCAGAATTGAACTTGCCGAGCCAAAGGGCTGAGAAGAGAAGTTACCAGAACGCAGACGTGCTCGAAGAAGGTCCTTACCACTAAAGGAGGTATCAAGATTCAGACGAAGATCATAATTGAAGGCAGTATTTCCGACATTAGAACCATTGCGGAGATGAGCACCGGGAACACCACCAAGAACAAAGTTGGTCTCACCACGAAGTTTAGTGGTGGTGGAAAATTGAGTTGCCTCCAGAACACCAACCTTGTTTTCCAGACTATCAACACGACCTCGAATAACGGCAAGTTCGGAACCGAATTCTTTCAGAAGACGCTGAAGCTCATCGGTGGTTTCACTTACACGATCCAGACAGGCATTAAGAAGTGCGGCGGCCTCATAGCGACTCATGGATTTACCACCACCAAAGGTTCCATTAGGATAGCCGGCAACACACCCATAACGTTCCACAAGAGAAGAGAGTGCCTGATAGGCCCAGTCGGTGGGTTTTACATCAGAAAATTGAGAAATGCTAGTAACTTGTTCTGCGGTGGAGTATTGATTGACGGCCGCAATATTAAGATCCGAGGCATTTGCGGCAATGGGTGCAACCATCCCCAGAGCAACGGGTGCAAGCATCAGTTGATTAAAGTTCATAAAGAATTTGTTTTTAGTACTAAACAACATTGAGTATTTTACGTTTGATGCGAGTAGTTGGGGCATCAAGGCGTTCAAGTATGTATCTTAGCTGTTCTGTACCCTTGAGTCAAGGGGATCTTGGTTAAAAAGCGGGTAAGGGGTTCTGCCCCCCTGCCTAGAATTTGGAAAAATCTCACGCTACTATTACGCCATACCCGCATTTTTGAAGGCACGAGTGTGATAACATCTCATAAGGACGAAACAGGGACTCGTGCTCTGTCTTATTATATAGCAGGAAAATTACCTACTTAATCCAAGACATAACCTCATCCAATAAAACGGGTCTGAAGTTAATCTGTTCGACACAGACGCACTGGTACCTTCGATCAATATTATCAAAGGTATTCAAAACTCGTTTTGCATGAAGATGACCGTGAACATTAACACCAAAACGGTCTAACTGAGACTCATGAACCGGAATATGACTGAGAATCATATTGTTCAGAACATGATATCCTCGAATATCATAAAAGTGATCAGCATATTCTTTTAGACGGAAGACATCATGATTACCCTTAATAAGACACTTACGTCCATTGAGTTTTGATGCAATGGGTAGAGATCTTCGATTGATCACATAATCCCCGAGATGATATACCTTATCGTTGGGTGTTACCACCTCGTTCCAGTACTGTACCATTGCCTCGTCCATTTCGTCAATGGTATCCCAGGGCCTGAGTTTGGTTCCGTCGTCCTTGAGGAACTTACAGACCCCGTGATGCCCAAAGTGCGTGTCCGAGACCAAAAAGACTCGTGATCGTGTCATGTGCTTTTTTGAGAGTGATTGCCGGAATCATAGCACGATTTTGGGTGTGGTGGGGGTAACAGAGCATGATCCTGCAAAATTCTCGGTTTATTAAAATAGGAACACACAGAATTGAACTGTGGCCTCATGTCCTTTAGACATACTTGCCGACCAACATACACTATGTTCCCATAAGGACGTTGAACTTATCGCAAACCTTCATCATTACTTGCATGGTAAGATGAGATGCAACATAAACTCAACTATCGGCATCCAGTTGCCGTTTTGAAAATTCAGGAATCGAACCTGAAGTATTAAAGTAGTCGATCAACTCTACTTTAACCCGTACTCCATACATTTTCAAGTCGGGATACTCAGATTTGAACTGAGATTTTTCCTGCTCCCAAAGCAGGTGCCATGACCAAGTTAGGCGATATCCCGTTAAAGCACCAAACCTTATTTCTCCTGTACTCAGGAGTCTACAAATGGAAGAGGAGAAAAACGATAGAATTTTGCTAACCTAGGTTAACAATGCACAAGTATTACTACTTGAGGGGCTATCTCCCAAAGTCTCAAGAATTCTTGAGACGCTTTTAATCCAGATATTTCTGGCACCATTGATATCCCTGGGGACACAATGATTATTATCTTTTACGATTTTGGATCTCCAAAGTTTGTCCAGTCCTTTATTTTGACATAACCTTGAAGATTATGTCAACAGTAGAGACAAGAATTGAACTTGCGAAGGCTATGAACCCCAGGCGTTTTCAAGACGCTTTCCTCGACCAACCGGACCTCTACTATAAGATTTACGGAATACCAAGGAACTGAAAATATAAATATTTACAGACCTTTCCGTTATTTATAAAAATATGGTTGATGTAACTTGTTTAAATTGTAACACACTTTTTCAAAAAAAGCAATATGAAATTAAAAAAGGTGCTTTAAAGTGGAAAGGAAGACATTTTTGTTGTTACAATTGCTATGTCGAATATCAAAGAAAAGAAAGAATAAATCACATCAAAGATTGTGTTAATTGTGGTAAAAAATTCTACAAAAGACCATCCGAACAGAAAAGAACAAAAAATCATTTTTGTTCTAGGAGTTGTGCTGCCACTTACAATAATAAAAATAAAACAAAAGGAATCAGAGTATCAAAACTAGAATATTTTTTACAAGAAGAACTTATAAAAATCTATTCATATGATTTTCATTTTAATAGAAAAGATACTATTAACTCCGAGTTAGATATTTATATACCAGAACTCAAATTAGCATTTGAACTTAATGGAATTTTTCATTATGAACCAATATATGGAGATAAAAAATTAAAACAAATTCAAAATAATGATAGTCGTAAGTTTCAAGCTTGTTTAGAAAAACAAATAGAATTATGTATTATTGATACTTCTTGGTTATCTTATAATAGTAAATCAAATATGAATAAAGTATTAAAGATTGTTCAAGAAGTTATTGAGAAATCAAAATCAAACAAGTGCTTTTTGATTGAATAAAATAAACTTTCTTTTCTACGCCCTTAAAGGTGCGAACTTAATAAGGCACTTTTATTTATATTCAGCAGGTCCTGGATGAATCGAACATCGTACCCTCCTTCCGGTGTTTGGGTTGGGATTGCATTAGAAGTGCAAGACCGGGGCAGGACCCAATAAAAAAGAATCTCCCGTAGTTCTCAAGTATTCGCAATATAAGACTCAACCAACCTCGGGACTGATTGGTTGTGATAACCATAAGACCTAGATCTCATAATCATCAAAAGACCCTAAAGCCTCAAAAATATTTAGTTGTCCGACAATTATAAGACCTAGACCTCATAATTGTCAAGTCCGCCGGGTGGAATTTGAATCCACACTGTAGAATTTTTAAGATTCTTGCCTGCTTCCGATTGGGCTACCGGCGGATATAAGACCATCATAACCTAAAAGGATCAGATGGTCAAGTGCTCGTTGTCGGTTACGATCCGACCTTCTATCGTTTACGAGACGATTGCCGTCACCAGAGGGCCAAACGAGCATTTGCTATTCGTTATTTGCGAATAGCAATACCAGCCCAGGGTAACGATCCCTGCCAAAGGCCCTAATCTGGGGCAAATCGCTTATAAGGCGACTCTGAACACCTGTTCTGACTGGCATAAGAACCCTCCCGGTTTGTGCATCGCTGAGAGGCATAGGAGGGGCGGGACTTAAGGAAGGAGTGGAACCCCGCCTGCCCATGAGAAGAATATAAGACCTCTGGCCGATTCTGTCAAGGGGTCTCGGAAAAACAATCTGAGACCCATGAGGCACATAATCTCATAGGTGGAGAAAGGGCCTTACAGTCATCGCTGTAACACACAGAAGAATCATTAATCCCATCACTATAATGAGGTCCATAATTCCAAGATTCTCGAATAATTCTATCGTACTCTGGGGTTATATTCTCAATGGCCTTGTCCACATCTCTGTGAATTCGGCGATTTAATTTTTCCGGATCCTTGATAGTGAACTCATTGGGTTGATGTTTTCTTTGAAGTTCATCAAACAGATCCCATAAGGAATTCTGTGATATACCGGAACATTTAGAAATGCCACCAATTAATGAAGTGAGTACAACACCAATGATGGCATATTGAATGATGGTGGGTTTCTTATTTCCGAAGTTTAGTCGCATAAGTTATCCACCATTACCAGTCATTCGGCAGGGGCGGCCTCTTTACGGGCATTTTTGGTCTCGGTGATCTCGGCACGACGGGCCTTGGCGAGACGAGTAATCTCCATCAGGGCCTTGCGAGCACGAGTACCGGCGGCACTATTACCATTTTCAAATTTCTCGTTTTCGACACTAAAGGTCTCGAAGAGAGTAACAAGTTGTTGTGCAGTTTCAGACATTTAAAAAATCCTCAAAGAATAATGTTGGGACGTGATTATATAGGCATGAAAATCGTCAGACTTCCACGGAAATCATTCTGGAAGCATAATCACGGGCATAATGTGATCGGGCTCCGGAGATTCCCCAGCCAATCCAACTATAGGCATAATTCATGTACCTGTCAATGGATTTACCCGGAGTTTTCATTTTGTGTTCGATACTCTTCCACTGAGGCTCAGAAAGAATATACCTCAGTTGAGTATCAAGAGAAGATGGATTGCCTCCGATTTTTCTGGCGAAGGAACCCAGACCATAATATCGATTGGAACTAGTGAATTGAATCAGACCAAAACCTCTACCACAATTATGATATGAGGTTCGGTAACCACCTTCACAGATATTAGGCACGAACATAGATTCTTGTTTGATATTACCCATAATCACCGCAAGGGCGTTTTTATCTGTAATTCCAACTGATTGAAAATATGCCAGAGTGGCATTTTCGTTTTCATTACATCCTTTACAAATTAGCCTTGTTTCTTTTGGCTTTTCGGGAGCAACCTCTAGGATTGCCGTTTCAGAATCAAACTCCTTAATAATAGAAAAGGGCCTGGAATCCATAACAGGAGGAGACCCCTGAAGTTTATATTCAGAAAAGGGCATAATTGCCGTATTGGTTGTAACCGATGCCAACAGAGGCATGGCCACAGTAAAGAAATTTTGCATTTGATTAAATGAACTCTACATCTGGGCTTTGATACCATCGCAGCATCCCTGTCTAAAGGGTAGTATCCCCAGCTCACGTCTCAAGAATCTCATAATAAGTCAATATTTATGAAATTCTTGAGACGGCGATCTTAGCATCGATTCTTGGTGGTTGTCAAGAGGTTCATAAAAAATAAATAGTAGAGGTATTACCAAAAATCTCAAATGAGTAAGCCCAAAAACAAAAAAGGTAAATCTGCTAATGCAAAGCAGAACTCCGGAAATGCATCGGCCAAGAAAGCCAAGAACGGCGGTAAGAAAAAGTGATAATAATGGATCCCTACATCTATAAGATCCGTAAGATTCAAAAAATTGTTGATGGAGATACTCTTGATGTAGAGATTGATTTGGGTTTCTCCATAATTATTGAAAAACGCATTCGTCTGGCTGGCCTAGATGCCCCCGAATTGCACACAACAGACTCCAATGAAAAGGCACTAGGACTCAAGGCCAAGGAGTGGTTAAAGGGGCATCTAGAGGGGCCTGGTGAGATTCTGATCAGAACAGAACTCTCTGCCGAGAAATACGGTCGAATTCTTGGAAAATTGTATATCAATGATATCTGCCTCAATGATCAAATGATCTCAGAAGGTCTTTGTTGGAAATATGATGGCGGACAAAAAAACAAGAATCTGGAAGATCTAAAGTAAATTAGAACTCTTATATTAAAAAGGGCACTCATAAGAATGCCCGAATGAATCAATTATAAATTCTACCCCAACCAGATTTTGGACCATCCGGAGTCCATCTTTTTTCTAGTACGAATTTCTTATAAACAACATTTTTACCATTTGTAACAGGACCCGTATATCCATCATTGAGACTACCAAAAGGATCATTGCAAATATAATCACCATCTTTGGTTTTACCTTTGACGACAATCATATGACCTCCAGTTGGATTCGATAATGATCCTCTATGGAGAATACCGATAACAACGGGTCTCTTTGCCGCAAGTTCTCGATCCAGATCCGCAAATGAAAGATTATAACTGAAATGAGACTTCACACCATAACTCTCAAGTACCTTTGTCTGAGCCTCGTGATCAGTCGTATCTCCAACAGTTAGTACTTTGCGAAGATACTCATCATCACCCTTGGTTCCTTTTAGTGAACCCGGTTTGAAGTACTCAAGGAACATTGCACACGATGACGAATTACAAGATCTTGAAGGCATTGTATAATTATCCGTTTGAGGATAAAAGGGTACATCAAGATTATTTGAATTGGATGTATTACTGGTTCGGTAGGTTTTTATCCATTCTGCCGAATCTTCAAGTTCTGAGGCCAGTTTGAGACCAAGAACAATTTCGAGTTTGGCTACACCTGCAACATGATTCGGATTGGTTTCATCAAAAAACTTGAAGAAGTTGTGCAGATCTATTCGTGCCATTTTCAATCTAAAAAGTACTTCTTATATAGAAGATGGGCTTCATGAACTCTTCCCTGTTCAGAAAGCTCTTTAATAACTCCAAGAATTTTAATCTTGAAGATAGCATTTCCTTTCTTATTTGTATTCACTGACCCATGACTTTGATTAGGGTCTTGAGACATTTTAGAACTCCTCTCCGAGATACTCCAAATGAAAAATATCATGATTTGGAGTATTGGGATTCAGCCATTCACAAAATTCTGATTGGATTGCCAGGGCCTCTTCCACAAGACCTTGAACATACAACTGATTCATTTGATCGACTGCCCAGTCATGAGTCTCCCGAAGAGTCTCTTCCAGAGTCAACATACTATTTAGATTTTCATGTACCCAGAGACTCTATCAGATCATTCTGGATTCTGTCAAGGGGGGTTCTGTGATTATAGATAATTATTACCAAGATTTAAATGAATGACCTGGAAATATAATAACTCGGAATACTCAGAACCATCAAAGGACATAGAAGGATTTGTGTATCTCATTACTAATCTTACTAATAATAAAAAGTATATTGGTAAAAAGAGCTTCTGGACTAGACAAAAAGATCGTAAAACAGGTAGAAGAAAGACCAGACCAAGTGATTGGCAAAAGTACTTTGGTTCTTGTGATGAACTAATTGAAGATGTTAAACTATTAGGTGAAGATAAGTTCTCTAGAGAAATTCTTCATCTGTGTCCTCATAAGAAATCAATGAGTTTCTATGAGACCATGGAACAGTTTAAGAGAGATGTAATCTTTAAAGATGAATATTATAATACAAATATAGAAGGTAAATTCTTTAGTAATGAAGTTGATAGAATTTATAATCTCGTAGAACACTCTATTAATAACTCAGAGGTCTTATAAGTTCTTTAAAGTCTTTAAGTAACTAAAATGGGCTTCATCGGTGACAAAGCTAGTCTACAGAGATTCGGAGGTCTTGTCAACCCCCTTTGGAAAAATCTTTTTGGGATGAGGGCTTGACAAGACCTCTTTATGTGCTATGATTCCTGTATCAACCAAGATTCTTCCACATGGCGGCAGCCGCTATCTTGGTAGCTCTTTCTTTTCCGTATTTTGGAGTAGCCTTCTTAACGATCTTTTCAAAGCCACCACCTTTTTTCCCAACGTCTTTACCGGCCCTTACTTTCTTGGCTAGTTTCTTACGACCCTTTTTGGTTCCGTACTTGGCTTCTGAAAGATAATATTCAACGATGTCATCCCATGAATAATCAGAGAGATCATAACCTTCACTGATTAATGAATCCACCCAATAAGAAATCTCTTCGGCAATGAGTTCGTTCTCAAAGTTTCCAATGATGGTCGAAATAGCCTGTTCATCAAGTTCAAACATGATGTAATTGGCCTCATCTAGAGTGGTGGCATGACCGCCATCAATGAGATACTCAAGAATGATGTCATAAGGTTCATATGATTCTTTCATATCGGGTACGGCAGTTCTGATAGATAAAGGAGAAATATTTCTAAGAGTTCCAGTTAAACCCATTGCAGATGCCGTTCTACGACTTCTATCAAAAAAATTATTTTCTGAATCAGATTGGGTTTTGGGTGCCGGAAGATTGGCCTTGAGATCTGCCATTTGAGGATTTGTTGTTGCACTGGTTCCTCTGGTTCTGGCTCTCTCATCTGCGGCGGCTGCTAATTTGGGATTGGCCAGTCTCCATACATCCAGACCAGTCTGAGTTGCGGCCTTATAATCTCCGGCTTTTTGTTGGGCCTTATAGACATCTAGACCACTTCTAATTTTTTCGGCCGTTGATGCCGAAGCCGATGAGAATCTACTAGGAGTTGAAGGTGCAGGTCGAGCTGGTTGAGGTCTAGGAGCCTCTCCTGGGGGTCTAGAAGGAGCCGGAGGGGGAGTTGGTCTACCGGCAGCACTGGAAGGCTCAGAAGGGGGCTGAGGAGCTGTCTGAGGGGTGGTGGAGGGGGGTTGAGTCTTAGCTTTGTTATGAGCCTCAATATCTTTTTTAATTTGATCCGGACCTCTAAGGGTTGTGTATCTTTGAGTTAGTTTGTCGAGTTCTTTCTTATCAAACTTTTCCGTATCAATGGGTATCCAACGCCCTTGTCTAGTTATAAATCCAGGTTTACCGCCTTGTAGGGCAAAAACATTATCTCGAAGTGCCTCGTTGAGGGTATTTCCAATATAATTAAAATCTTCTTGATATCCGACTACTTTACCACCAAGTATTTTTAAAGATTTTTGTTGCTCGGGTTTTGGCTGTTGACTTGGGGTATTAGATGAAGACGGAGTAGAGTCACCTCCATAAACAGCACGATCTAAATCTCCAATGGCTTTACCTGCACCTTGAGCCGCACCGGTAATACCACTAATGGCTTGTCCACCTAAATTCGCGGCCTTACCAATAATAGATCTATCACCCTTAGTTAAATCATATAAACTAAGGCCCGCTAAGGCTCCAAGAGCCGCTGTTCTTTTTGGGTGCTCTTTACCGAATTCTCTAATACCTCTATAGATAGATCCACCAACTTTAGGTGGAACTTTCGCAATATCTCTTGCTAATTTTGCCGCAGTTTCAGAGCCCTTATAAACCAGTTTTTTACCGACTGTTGATCTTGTAGTCTGGCCTGCAGGGACATTCAGTGCAGATCTGATTCCTGACCGAGACGTTTTGGCGACACTTTTAAGTAAATTTAAAATACCCGAAAGTCTATTCTCCGTAACATAAACGCCATAAAGTTCATCATAGGTATAATCGCTGAGATCATAACCTTCACGAAGAAGCGAATTAATATCCTCATAGAACTCATTGAGTGTCTGTTCTTCGGATAAAACTCCAATGTGCCCATCACTATAAATGGAAGTATACGCTTCCATTAGTGAGTTTCTGCTGTTTCCGGAGATGTTTTCCATTTATAGTGAATTCTAAAATAATTTTATTAATATTTATATTTTTTACCGCCCAGGACCATATTTAAGACCAAGGGCTCGACCTCTGGCAATATCCGATTCTCTGGCTTTTTGGAGTGCCTGTTGTTGTTTCTGGATATCGTGTTGTTTATAGGCACCGGCAAAGAGGGATCTTCCAATTCTTTCAAGAGGATTAGATGATGTCTGAGCCAAGGTCTGAGCACTCGGTCCGGCCTTATAAACGGCCTTACCGCCCTTGAATGCCAAATATCCCGTAGTTGATTTACCGTCTCTTTGAACCTCTCCGGTTTTGGCAAGTTGTACGGTTTTTCTTTGAGATCCGACTCCGGTTGACATAAATGCAGGTCCACCGGGTTTCTTTTGACTGAATGTTGTTTTACCACCAATACCTTTGAGTGCGGATCCGGCCTGACGTTGGCGGTTTGCCTGTGCCATTGCGGCTTTTTCTTTTGGTGCGGCACCCGCAACGGCATGAGATGCTTTTCCGGCAAGTCCGGAACCCGCCATGTATCCCCCAATACCACCGGCAATTCCACCGATTCCTGCACCGATAAGAGTTCCGGGACCAGGAAGAACGGATCCAATTGCACCACCGAGTGCGGCACCGCCAGCGGCACCGGCCTCACCGGCAGCAAGACCGCCACCGGCTTTTGCCAATCCCATACCAAGAGATGATGCTTTTGAACGTCCAAGTTCTCTCTGTCTCTTATATTCATCTGCCGTATCAAGTGCTACACCAAGAGCACCAAGTGCTCTACCTCCCCATTTGGAAAATTTACCACCTTTTCCTGAGGTATCAGTTGCAGTTTTTGCAAGATCTGCCCTACTTTCTCCGGGCATTCTGTTTGGAATGGTTGGATTTGAAGGTCTAGATGTGCCGGTGGGTTTATTCGCTGCATCTAAAGCACCCTGCATCATTGCATCGGGAATACTGCGAGTTGGGGATGATAAATTGCCACCTTTCTGTCCGGGAGGTAATGCCTTTGTGGTTGGTGGATTTGATCCCTGCCTAATTACTTGTTGACCAGGTGAAGTCTTAGGTGCTTCTGGGGGAGCAGCAGGAAGACGCTTTGTTGCCTTTACAGGTTCAGTGCCAACAAACGGAGTTCTTCCTCCAGTAAAATTTTGGGCTTTACCACTCTTTGTAAGTAATGATCCTTGGCGAGCTTGACTAGCAGTTGCTTGTGTTGGAGTTGGAGGAGTTCCGGGTGGTTTGACTGGAGTTGTTCCTGATTTTTGTCCATTGAGTGATAATTCTAATTGCCCAGGAGAAGTCTTAGGTGCATCTGAAGTTGCTCCAGTAGGTAATCTCTTAGATGCTGGTGTTGGAGTTGGATCTGCAGAAATTCCTCTGTTTCCTATATTTTTTCTAAAATTATATGTACTTTTATTGTCTCTTTTGAATAATCTAAGTTGCTCTGCATCTTCTTCATTCAAATATGCCTCATACAAAAACTGACTAAAAGACTTCATGTTTCTTTCTTACTTTTTAGATATTTATAAAAAAAGAGGACCTGTGAGGGTCCTCTAATATCAATTCGAGTTTTTAAATGGATCGTATTTCAAATGAGAGAAATCCTTAGAAAACTCTGATTCCAGTATATCAATAAATTGATCATCTTTAATCTTATTAATTTGATCCTCAGAAAAAGTCCACCACTCATAGTATGCTAGTTCGTCTGTATACTCCAGACGAAAGTATTGTTGTTCATTATAAAAGAGAGTTTGAAAATTACCTTTGCGAAAGAAATCCATGATAAATTTGGAAGGTCCCTCAAACTCTATCACACCTTATTTCAATTGGCAAGTTTGGTTTGACCGATTCCATAGCCGGGTGCAGATCCGGGATAATACGGCCCGGTGGCTCCGGATGGAGTTGGCATACCGGAGGGAGTTCCAACATTTGGCACGGAACCGCTCATACCTCTACCAGTACGAAGGGCCTGTCTCAGTTGAGCCGCAGTATTCTGGCGACGAAGCTCTGGAGTTGATGGAACTTTTATAGATGGAATGCCACTGGGCTGAGGTTTGCCTTGGGGTCCAGGATACATCTTTCCTCCAGCAATGCCACCAACTGTCCGAGCAGATCTTATATGTCTAGGTGTTAATGGTGCGGTACCTTCTTTTGCAGGATCCTCGCCAGTCTTTTTGTATACTTGTTGCATACCATATCTCATATTTGCCTGAACTCTGGCAAGTTGTTTGGCCCGTTCTGGTGTTTGTTGGGTTTGACGGGCGGCGGTAACATCTCGGGGTGATGGCCGACCAGTCAAAACTTGAACACCCTTATCCCAAACATATCTGGGGGCGTCCCATGGTACATAAGCCTCAACAATACTTTCCTTCCACTCCTCACTCATGTTTGCCATAATCACGGCGGCATCTTCTTCGGTTTCGGCATAACCTTCATCGATCAAATGGCCCATCACGATGTCGAAGGGATCGAAGCTCTGATTTAATACTCTTGCTCTTGCCGGACCTTGAGGGCCACCGGCTTGTAGTGCTCGAACTCTAGCACTCAATTGTGGTCCACCGACCGGGGCAGCCATGGAAGGAACAGTAGGCATACCCTGCATTAAACGATTTACAGGTTTGGCGGGAGCCGAAACTTGTGCATCTTGAGTGGGGGCACCTGCAACAGGTTGTATTCCAGTAGTGGGCAATGGAGTACCAACAGGAGAAATTCTACCAACATTATATTGAGGAATGATTCTTGATTGAGTCACGGGAGGTCTGCCGGCCGCAGCGGTTGGACGAGGTGCCGGAGGGGATGCTGGGATCGCAGAAGATCTTGGAGCACCAGCACCAGGAGTTACAGGTCTTTGAGTAGCACCAGGAGTTACAGGTCTTTGGCCAGCACCAGGAGTTACAGGTCTTTGAGTAGCACCAGGAGTTACAGGAGGTCTTTGAGTAGCACCAGGAGTTGTAGGAGTGAATAGGGGCGTTCTAGTTTGTGCTCCCACTGAAGGGAGATATATTATATCCCGGCCACGAGCTGCCGGATAAAGAGTTCTACCCGCAACATTAATTGGTTGAACTGTACCGGATCTAACAGCAGGAGTTGGCACGCCCCAAGCACCTCGAACATTCACATTTGCACCTTTAACAATTATACCTTGTCTTGTGACACGTTGTCCCGGACCTCCTTGAGTTAAAGTAACCCCATACCCTCTACCTTGAGGTTGTCCGGTGGAAGCACCCTTTAATTTAATACCTCTACCTGCACCCAAAGCCACCTGAACATTTCTTTGTTGTTGTG